CAATACAAAATAAAAATGGAAAATTACACAGCAACAGAATTAGAATTTTTAGAAAATTTTAAACCTACAAAAAAATTATGGGAAGAAGGCAATCGGGTAAATACAAGCAGTTCAGAATTTACAACTGCAGCGCAAATATATGAAAAGTATTATTTTACAAGAGTATCGGCAAGCTGCACAGAATGCGTAGAAGATATGTTTAGAATGCTTTATAACAAGTTGAATGAAGAAAAAGCCAAAGTGCCAGCAGCAAAAGCCAAAGTAGGTCGTAAAGCAAAGCAAAAATAATACAATGAAAAGGATAATAATAATTTTAGCAATAGCAGCCTTATTTGGATGCACTAAAGAAAAAAATTGCAACTGCGGTACAGTAGTAGGAGATAACGTAAAAAATCAAATATTCTATTTAGATGTAGAAAATAATTGCAGCAAAAATAAAAGAACGTTTGAAGTAGATGAAAAATATTGGATGGATGCGCATATCGGCAGCGAGATTTGTTTCACTAATTCAAATAGTTGGTAACAATAATGCGATTACGCACCCGACCAATACAAAAAAAAATTAAACAGACAGTAAGAAATTAAACAAACAATGCAATCAGTCCAAATATCTGACATTAAACCAAACCCCAACAATCCCAGAATTATCAAAGATGATAAATTTGCAAAGTTGGTAAAATCTATCAAAGAATTTCCAGAGATGCTTAATTTAAGACCTATTGTAGTAAATGATGATATGACCATTCTATAAATTGGAATAATGCAGTTCCAAAAATAATAAGTCAAGACAATAAAGTAACAATTGAATAACAATTGAATAATGGCAAATAACGAAAATTTAAAAAAGGCACGGGGTTTTGATGTAAATCCACAAAATATAAACCGTAAAGGCGCACCAAAAACAAAACTACTAAAAGATGTTTTAACGGCTGAATTACAGACCGAAAGTAATGGAGTTGATAAGTTAACGGCTATTATAAATAAACTCACTACAATGGCTGTAAAAGGCGATTTAAACGCTATCAAAGAAGTTTTAGATAGATATGCAGGTAAATCAGTTCAGCAAACCGATATCACTTCAATGGGAGATAAAATAGAAACAAATATTATATTATTAGGAAATGGCACAGAAATTTAATGAAGTTACTGCAAAAACAAGAGAATGCGGTCTTTTATTTAAAAGATAATACAACTACAGAGCTATTGTATGGAGGTGCTGCGGGCGGTGGCAAATCATTACTTGGTTGCTTATGGCTAATTGAAAGCTGCCAAAAATACCCGAAGAGCAAATGGTTAATGGGGCGGTCTAAACTAAAAACATTAAAAGAAACTACATTAGCAACTTTCTTTGATATTGCAAGCACATTGCAAATAAGCCATCAATTTAAGTATAATGATCAATCTCATATTATAACGTGGAATAATGGCAGCCAAATATTATTAAAGGATTTATTTTATTATCCATCTGATCCAAATTTTGACAGTTTAGGGTCTTTGGAAATTACAGGAGCTTTTATTGATGAATGTTCTCAAATACATTTTAAAGCATGGCAAATAGTAAAGTCCAGAATTAGATATAAATTAAATGAGTTTGGGTTAATTCCTAAAATATTGGGGACTTGTAATCCATCCAAAGGTTGGAGTTATAGATTATTTTATAAACCCAATAAAGAAAAATCAATCGAGCCATTTAGAAATTTTATCCAAGCGCTGCCAACTGATAACCCGCATTTGCCAAAAAGTTATATCGATAGTCTTTTGCAATTGGATAAACAAAGCAAAGAACGATTGTATTATGGAAATTGGGAGTATGATGATGACCCAGACGCATTATGCCATTATGAAAATATCACTGCATTATTTACTAATAACCATATCGAAGAAATAGGAGAAAAATATATCGTTTGCGATGTTGCAAGAATTGGCAGCGATAAAGCGGTAATTAGTGTATGGCATGGATTTGTTATTATTGAAATGATAACCTTTGATATAAGTTTAACAACAGTGCTGCAAAATTGTATTAATGCCTTAAGAGTTAAGCATCAAATACCCAATCATAATTGTATCGCAGATGAAGACGGAGTGGGGGGAGGAATCGTAGATAATTGCCGCATAAAAGGATTTGTAAATAATAGTACACCTTTTCCAAATAATGTTACTGGAGTGAAAGAAAATTACTTTAACTTGCAGACCCAATGTGCATATAAGTTAGCTGAAAAAATACAACAAACAGGCATATTTATTAAGTGTGAAACGAGCGAAAGGCAAAAGGAAGAAATCATAGAAGAATTGGAATGCTTAAAATCATGGCAAACTGATAGCGATGGAAAATTAAGAATCATGCCAAAAGCAGAAATAAAGGAAATGATTGGTAGAAGTCCAGACTACAGAGATGTTTTATTAATGCGAATGGCTTTTGAAGTGAGCAGCAAGCCAATAAATTACAAATTCTATTAACAACTAAAAATTATGAAAATACAAGAAAATTTACACGCAAACGCATGCTACCACAAAAAAGAAAAATGGTATAATAAATATCAATTTCCATTAATTCCAAGTTTTACAGTAAAGAAAGCAGATGAACACAACACAAAATGGTTTGAGTTTCGTTGGCTAATATTTCACTTTTGGAGTTTAGATTCAGTTAGGTTTGAAATAGCCTTAACCATAGACACACATTGGGGGATTGGATTTACATTTTTGCTGCCTTATTTACGGGGTGTAATTGCTATACCTTGCCCATATAAATTTGCAGTTCTAATTGATAGAATTTCATCTCGTAAAGTTCGCCAAAAAAAATTAAAATTATGAAAATACAATTAAAAAACAATTTGCCAAGCAAAGCAAAAAAGAAAAAAAAGAAATACGATAAAAGTTTTTTAGATGCACTTGAAAAAGCGGGTCATTGGAAAAATATAATGTATTTATATATTCCGCTCGTGAAAAGCTACACTTTAAAAAGTTGGAATTTAAAATAATAAAATTAAAATGAATATAGAAGAAGTCTTACAAATAGATATAGAACAAAAAAATGTTCTTATAATCGGCTGCCCTGCAAGTGGCAAGTCTTATTTGATTAATCAATTTAAAACTGCAAATAAAAAAATACAAACAGACGATTATATCGATTACGGATATGAACAAAGTATGTATGAAGTTTTAAATGAAATTAATCACACAAAAGGCAAAACACTTGTTGAAGGAATACAAGGGTATCGATTGCTGCGCAAAGGTGTTCAACTTGATTGTTATTATCCAGATATTGTAATTCAATTAATAATATCAGAAGAACAAATGATGATGACATATTTAAGCGAAAGACATGAAAAGAAAATAAAATACTTAAGAGGGTTTAATAATATGCACGACAAAATTATTAACGATTATTTTATGCTTGAAAATAAACAAAAGCCCCTATGGATAAAAGTCTTTAACAATTATTAAAATGAACATAGATAAATATCAACAGTTGTATCTGCTAAATCAAACAGATATTAGCGAAATGGAAAAGCATTATCACTATTATTCAATAATCAAAAACAAAACATTTGATGAGGTTTCAGCTTTGCCAATTGCCAAAATACTGAAAATCCCAACGTATGTTTTAAATCCAAAAATGATATTTCCTTATTATCGAATAGGGTGGAGATTCTATAAAATCAACTTAAATATCTTGCATAATATCGCATCAGACAATATGGCGGTAATTGCTTTTGGCTGCAATGAAAGTTCATTAGTTGAAAACCTACATAAGATATTAGCTACAATTACAAAAAGAAAAAACAGAAGTCCAGAATATTTTGAACAATTGGCAGAAAAAATAAAGGCAAAAGTAAATATCAATTTTGCTTATGGAGTAACTGTTTTTTTTTTGAACAATTACAGCATAGAAAACATGACCAAAATAATGACGAAACAAATGTTGATGATAACGCAGAAAATACGGAAGTTGAAATAAGCACCGAAATAATCGCAGGCAGGTTTATAAGAGTTATTGATGACATGGCAATGCATGATAGAACCAAGTGGGATTTCTTTTTAAACATGGGTTGGAGCGAGTACCAAAATTATTACACATTATATAAAGAAAGAAAGCAAGCGCAAGTAAGCCGTTTAAATAAAGCTGATACGTTTGAAGGCTACATGGCTGCCTCGATAAGTGAACTGATAAAATGAGTATTGCAAAGAAACAAAAAGAACTAATAAATAGCAAGTATTTAGATACCGCAGGGTTAGATTTTAACCGAGATATAAGCGGTGTTGTAATGACTGAACTTGACAGAGTTTTAACCGAATATGGAGATGAACTGATGCTTACTTTGCGAAAACAACTTGAAGATGATGAAACAGATGCAACAGGACATCTAAAAGGCAAGTTAGGGTTTAACACAAAACAAAATTCAAACGAATTATTAAAGTTTTTAATTACCGCTCCAGATTATTGGGAGGACGTAAACAATGGGCAGCCAAAAGGCACCATTGTACCAATTGAAGATTTGATAGATTGGATTGGGCACAAAGGAATTGATACAAAAGGCATTGGGGCAAAAAGTTTAGCGCAAGTCATTCAATCAATAATAAAACAAAAAGGCACAATAAAACGCTTCAATTATGGAGGCAGTCGATTCTTAACCAACGAAATAAATGAGCAATCAATGAAAGATTTATCATTGCTATTGGCAAATATTACTGGTAGAATTGTGGGCTTATCAGTTGCGCATAATTTTAAATCAATTAAATAATAAATAAATACTTAATAAATAATGGCATATACAATAGTAACACAGCCGAATGTTGCGGGAGCAAATCCTGCATTCAATCCCTTAGTTTATATTTTAAGTTCAACTAATTTTGCAAGTCCTCAACATAAATTTGTGGCAATTGTAAAAAATGAAGCAGGCGGAATAATACAACGATTGGAATTTGTGCCGCCTCCATTATTTGCAAATGCATATATTGACATTAGTAGGCTTGTGAGTAACTATGTAAAATATGATATGGATTTTGGAATATTAAAACCAACTATTACAAGAAATTCGATTTATAGATTTACAATAGAATTTGGCGAAAGATATTCGGGTACTGATTATTTAAACTTAGTGAGTGCAGTATTAATTGTAAACAATTTTGCATTGGATAAGTACGAATATTTAAGTTATAGCTATGCAAGCTATCTATCAAAATTTGTTTCTAAAAATACTTCGCAACTTTATATCAATTCTAATTATTGGCTTAATTTTTATCATTCCAATGCCGCAGCCGTTGGCAAAATAAGAGTAACGGCTAACAATGGAGTTACTGATACAATTTCAGAAATAAGAAATGATCACACAACGTTTGCAAGTTGGACACAGGGATATATCTATTTTCCAAGCGGTCAGAATATGAACTTGATAATAACTGCAGATTTGATAAGCGGAACGGCAGGAAATGTTTTACCTGCAGATACAAAAAGAATTACTTACGAAATAATGAGTGGTGCAACTGTTTTAGATACTCACGTTGTCAA